AATGGGTCTACATAGACTTTATCATAAAACTCTTTAATAATGTAGAAAAAGACTTAAAAAGGTATAATATTCTTTATATTATGGAAGGAGTTATAGATTGTATAAAAATAGTATCAGATGAATTAGGGGGTCACTATAAAGAAAATATATACCAATCCGCGTTGTATCTTGAAATGAATTTAAAAGGATACATTACACAAACTGAAGTAGTAGTCCCTATAATCTATAAAGGGTATTACTTAGGTTTTGAAAGAGCGGATGTCGTAGTATACGACCAAGATGGAAAAATAACCAATATTCTTGAACTTAAATCTCAAAATTCAAGAATAACTGCTAAAGAAATTATTCAACTCAGAAAATATCTTAAGAATTTACATTGTGATTGCGGTATACTTGTAAATTTTTTTGAAACGTTAGAAATATACGTAATTACTCAAGAGACAAGCCGTAAAGTGTAAAGTGACATTCTTCGTTAATGTGGTTAGCTTCAAATGTAAACTTATTAGTTAGTTTTTTAAGTTGAACTGTAAATATAGTCTCGTGGGCTTTCTTATCAGTCGGTATCTTTCTTTTTATTGGATTAAATAAGTTGTAATACTTATATAGCTTATTTAATGTCAAATTATTAACAAGATTTAACCACATATCAACCGTAGTCCGACCTGAAATCCCAAAGTCTTTTCTAAATTCCTTAATTTGTACTGTCTGATCTAAAGATCTGTATATATGTGTATATCTTAGTATATTCTCTATCATCTTAACATGATAAACACTAACTTTCTTATTTACTTTTATGATATAAGCACCTTCAACAGTGAAAACGATATGTCTTAGTGTATTTAATTTTGAGAATTGAATAACCTGAGCCATGTCTTCGCCCGATGGCCAGCCATATTTTGTGCCTTCAGATATATAGATACTCTTAGGATGGGTATGAAAATTAATTAGACCTGTAGGTGTCATAACTGAATCATTTTGACCCTTATGTATTGTATATTTAGTGGAGCCTTTTTTATCGCATACACCTTTTTTACAGACATTAGTGTCCTTGAATATTATATCTCCCGCGACTTCTGTTTTTCCGGTAGAGATGTATTGCTTGATGTCTTTTACAAATTTTGGATCCAGCGTCCATTTAACTGTTTTGCTATTAATTTTACATTCTGCAGACATGCATTTATTATAAATGTGTAAATGTTTTTATTTTTAAAAGTTTAAATTCGTAGTTTTTTAAATGTGTTTAGTAATAATATGTCTGAAACTCTGAACGTTAATGTTTTGGTAGCCGCCAAGGAAGAATACTCAAAACAACTTATAAGTTGTATTCAACACGGTATTTACGACATACTTTTGGGTATATTCGAAGATTCGCAAAAAAATAATGTAAGACTTAGTCTTTCATATTCAAATTTTCAAAAAGAACTTAAATCTGTTCCTCATTGGGCGGATTTCAAACTAGAGGAAAAATTAAATTATTTAAATAAAAAATTTCCTTATTTGATGGATTTAATTACTGCTATATTTGTTAGTCACGTTAAGATTTTAGCGTGCGTTAGGCTAACTACAGACGATAAATCTGTAAAGATTAAAGTTCCAAGCTTAAATTCTTTCTTACATAAAATTATCGTGTCATGCTGCGAGCAAATTTACTATAATCCACAGTGTATACACGACGAAAAAATTAAAATGTTTAAATTAATAAATGAAAGTATTAATGAAACTATAGCAAATCAAATCCCGATAGAATACATTCTAAGTGAATATCTTTCGGGGGCATTCGATGAACCAGAGACTAAGTATCCAGAAAATAATAATGTAATAGAATCACCTCACGAAGAAGTTGTTTCAGATGAAGAAGAAGATTTTGAACCTGAAAGTAAAGAAATACCTATAATCCCTATATCAAACCCAGTACACTCCAAAGCTGTTGAAAATATGTTAAGAAATAACGAAGAAATAAAACAGGAAGAGAATAACCCCCGAGACGATTCTATCGAGAATATAAGCGAATTAAACAATATAGACCCACAATCTGAAGTAACTGTAAATAAACAGTATGATATATCAGACGATGAATCAGATGATTCAGATGAAGAAGAATCAGATGAAGAAGATAATGAAACTGAAAATAAAGAAAATACGCTTTTTTAAGTAAAATGTAATGTAATGTAATGTTAAATGTATGTCGGGTCTTCGAGACATTCTAGAACTTCAAAAAAGGCAACATGTGCGATACAATGGGCTTAGAAATGATATACTGCGAAAAATGTCGGATAAAATTAGACACCTGTCTAAGCACGGAGAATTAAGATGTGTTTACACTGTTCCAAGTTATACATTTGGGTTCCCAGTGTATAATGTCGCTGAAATTACCACTTATTTATTTACAATTTTAAAAAATGAAGGATTCTGTGTTGTGCTTTTATCCGATGATAAAATATTTATATCTTGGGACATTAACGACATCAATGGACTAAAAAAACCTAAAATTAAAAAAAAGGTGAGTATATCAGATATAAAACCTTTGATTAATATAAATAAAATAATATAAATTTAATGGGGTGTTTATTAAGTTTACCAGAAACATCCGAACCGACCGAAGAAATTGGTTATGTTCATGGAATAGATTTCTATTTTGAAGACATCTCAGATGAAAATATACATTCAGAATTGTACTTTTTCTGCGATTAAACGATTTAAAAAATAAATCACATTATATTAAGAATGATTATACTTTCATTTGACATAGGTATTAAAAATTTAGCATATTGCATGATAGACACGGAAACAAATGATATCCTTGATTGGAACATACTCGATTGTTCAGGGACAAATGAAACACTAACAGTTATTAAAACTTTGGATCAATATAACTACATGTTAGAAGCTGATATAGTTCTTTTAGAGAAACAACCGTCTTTTAACCCTAAAATGCGAAATATATCAACTGCTTTATACGTATATTTTACTTTAAGAATCCAACATGAAAAAAATGAAAATTGTAAGATTATATTTTATCCCGCCAAATACAAGTTGATGTGTTGTAATACAAAAATTGAACACAAATCGAAATGTAAATACCGTCAAAATAAAAATTTAGGAATTGTACACACGCGGGAATTAATAAATACACATAATGACTTCTTTGAAAAGAACAAGAAAAAAGACGACCTGGCAGATTCTTATCTACAGGCTATTTCATATACCAAATTTTTTATGAAATAATCTTTTTGATATACTCAAAGGTGCAAAAAATTGAAACGTGATAGGGTAAACTTTTAATTAAGTAAATGGGAAGTCCGCGATAATAACTAAAAAACCCAGGAGTAAATCCGCTTTTTCCATCCCTGAGCCTAGCCCTTATAGTGTCTAATGGATAAAATACGCACGCGGCAACGGTTTTAGATACAGCTGTACAAATGAATACATTGAATGTATTGTTTTCTACTTTAGATTTCATGTATTCGTAAAGAGGCATCTGAATTGTAAAACTTAAATTTATAAGATAGGTCGGCAGAAGTCCGTTGTATAAAGAATTAATTGAATAATTTATCTTTTTATCAGTCTGTTTAGCCTGTCTTAAAACCCAGAACGGTGTTGTAAATGTACTTGCTGTACAACATGAGATATATGCTGATACTGGTATGGAAAAATCTTCTTTAAGTCTTTTATACATGGGGAAATAAATAGACCAAAATACAGGAATACCGATTATACCATATCCAATCCCGCGATATAAGTAATTTTTATTGTATTTAATCTCATTACCCAATTGATAATTTATTCGAATTGTATCAAGTGGACTACAAATTAATGTAGAAACTATCCCAGCCCCAAGGCCCGGTAAGATTTCTTCCATTTATATTTTATATTTTATATTTTATTTTTTTAAGTGATTATAGATTCTAGAATATAATTTGATAGTTCTCCTTTAAATACCTTACCAAAATATCCACCCTGTAACCCTATTAACAATTCGTCTATTAAATATTTTTTTCTCAAATTTAACATGCTTGGGGGACCATAATATTTAGATATACTTCTTATTTTAGTGTTAATTTCTCTTTTGCGTTTGGTGTTTAATTTAATTGATTTGTCTTTAATCATAGTAAAATAGATACTTAATATAAGTTCGGTCATTCTCTTAGAACACTCTTTATTATCTAATCTAGGAGTCAAAGCACCTGGGCACCGTTTAATTAGAGCATTCGTTACGTTATCGAGCATATCGTTACTAGGTCCTAATATTATGTCATTATACATATCTTGTCTAAGTTTTTTTTTATCACCGAATTTATTATAAGAATAATGGGCTGGCGACTTTGGGGGCAACATCCTAGGATTGTATCCTCCGCAATTATTATAAAAATAATCCATTAACATCTGCTGACCAAGCACGTTGGGAAGTCCTGTACCCGATCTTGGACCAAGTGGATCATCCCCAGATGCCCAAAATTCTGGCGCGCCTCCCCGTGTTTTAATACCATATCTAAACGCCCAGTCTGTTTCGCGCTCTGGTCCGGCAAGTTGTTTTTGTCTCAATGTTGCGTGAGGGCCTATACCAGGTACGGGATTGCAGTGAATAACCCACCCATTTCCTACATCAACATCCGGACCCGCCTTTCCAAACTTGGTTATTCTTTTCATAGGGGTCTTCTTTTTACGAGCACATCGCGACTTGCGTTGGGCGGCGGACAATTTCTGAACTAACTTAGGAGTCTTTGAGTCTACTTTTTTACTTGGTCGGCAATAAGCGATACTCTCTTTAGTCTTGCGTCCACATGGTTTTCTTTTGGGCCAGGCACAAGCGTCTACCCATTTTTCTTTGTACCAGCGAGATAAATTTGATTTTCCTTTTGAACCAGTGTATTTTCCTCCCTTTGATTTGTATTCTCTAACGAGTCTACCCGAATCATATGCTCCCCATCTACGTCCTTTTATAGACCTCTGAATTTTAGACTTGATAGATTCATACATTTTCTTATTAACTACATTATCAGGTAATTTGTATTTTTTACCGAAATTTAGTTCTATAACATTCTCTTCTTCTAACCAAGCAAGCGCATTATTATACCATTCATAAAGATCATCTCCAGGTCCATATGGATACCCCATTTTATTCAAAAGTTCGAGAGTATAGTCGGCCGACTGCTCTACATTAATCCCCTGTTGTCCTCGGTATTGTATATTATCGGGGTCTAATGTAACTATTTCATCTAGGACGTAACTTATTATATTATACCATAACAAGTCATCTGAAAGATCCTTTTTCGTTAAGATAGAAGACATTTTCTTTAGCAAAAAAGCAGTGTCATGTTTCAAAGGGTTTAAAGCCAACCATGGTTCTCCGGAATTTGGAGTCATTTGTTCGATAGAATATTGTTCCGGATTAAAATTAGACCCCATAGACCTTCTAACGGAATTATAAAAATCGATATTAATGGAAAGTAAAACCATCTTGAGATACCTTTTCGATTTAGTAAATTTTCTTGCTAGGTATCCGCGAGCCAACTTTTGAAGTTCTGGGGCAGCGGCATATTCAAGTATTATCTGGGCTGGGTCCCAACGTACTTTATCCGCGAGAATGTCTTTTATTTGTGCCGCATTTTTCATTCCAAATGACAGCTTCTTACTGCCAGATATGTCAGTTGGAAACTTACCTGTTTTATTGTAAACATTAAGTCTACGTTTGTAGTCGGCAAGACTGGCTTTAAGACTTGGTTTGTTCCAAAGTATGTACATAGACAAATAACCGGGTTTCATTGGGTCTTTAGTACGAAGGTCTTTATTATGACGTGAAATGTATCTCTCGCGGCGCTCTTTGTCTTTATGAATTGTAAAGTCAGACATCCCAGCGGCGCCGAATTTACGAGTGTACGTCTTTCCATTTTTTTCGAATACTATCTCATACTTCTTAGAATTTCCCTTAAGTTTTTTAAAACTTTTTACTTTTATCATTTAAAATATATCTATATTTTATTTTAATCACAATACAAACATTACTTCTTAAAAGTATGACTTCAGGTTCCAAATAGGTATATTACCGGTGGCGCAAAATATAGACATTTTATCAACGTAATGTCTACAATCGTATATACCAAATATGTACTTTTTATTTATAATACACGAGTAAGTTTCTATTTCTTGAAAAGTTTTTTCAGTTGAACCCAGTATTACGTCTTTTTTAATTACAAATGGTTCATTTTTAAAAAAGTTTTCAAGTATATAACGGAATTGTTCATTAAATTCGGGATCGTATAAATTTGGATACAGTCTCTTGATATTTTTACCGTTTTCATTATTAATATCTGAGGTTACGCAAGTATTATTTTCATTAAATGCCCTAAAATCATAACGAACTCTTTTAATTGGTGTTTTAAAAGATATACCAGTGTGAGTTATACCCCCAGGAATTTTTTCCAAATGAAGTATAACATTTTTTGAAAATACATTAAAGGCCAGACTTAACAGATAAAATATCATTCATTATATAATGTACTATATATAATAATTATATTTAAAATCATCCGTGATTCTAATTTGCCTTATTATAGGTCCAGATATCAACATGACCATTTATTAAATTTCTCTTTTCAAATGAAAAGTCTTCCATTAGTTTGTCTATAGTTGAAATGTAATCTAATGTATAAGGTTCGCCTGCTAACATCATCTTAGACGGTTTATAATCTGTAGAGATGTCAACGATAATTACTTTATTCGAAGATATTCTAATAGCGTTATTAAGAATTTTCCTGTGACCTTCTTCTGGTATTTCATGAAAAGCGAACATGCATGTAACTATATCATATTCTCTATCTTTACCATAAGTTTCTGCGTTTCCATATATATAATTACTCCCGGGATTAAATAAACTAGAATATCTCAACATTTCCTTAGATGTATCAACACCTGTTTGTCCAGGTTTGGTGGAAAACCCTGTTCCGCAACATAGATCGCATATGCTACCATGCATTTCTTCGTATATCTGTTTTCTAATGTCTACCCCAGAATAAGCCTTTTTGTCTATAAGTTTTGTAAATAAAGGTGTGGCCGCCGCGTGAAGGTTACCCAACATACCGGTATTACCTAGATTATGAATTGATGGGTTATACCAGTAAGGATGGTTTAATGAAAAAATAAATGTATTAATTAAGGCTATCATACTTTATGTATTCTAAAGTAATATATTGTAATATTATTTATTTTTAAGTAAATTTATTTATATTATGAGGGGATAAATAAGAATCTTTACACACTTTACGTGTATTACCAAGTTCATTTGCGGTATAATCTATACCTTGTATTATTTGTTTTTTTCTTTCCTTCTCTGTCTTACCCAATCTTACCCTTTTCATAAACTTTAAAAAAATTTGGTTTGCTCTATATGTACGCACGTCTTTACATGTTATATTTGAATTAACTTTATTACGTAGAAACGTGTTTAAATCGGTACTGGTTATACATTTTCCTTCAGAGTCGTAAAATAAATTAGGTCCCTTAATTTTTTTGACGCGATTTATAAAATTTAAACTTTTTTCTGATGTAATGGTTTTAGCGTGTTGGATACCCTTTTTTCCTATAAAAGTTAATTTATTACCGTTAAGGTGACTTTTAAGCATGGTAGTTATACCGTAAGAACCGTTTTCCTTTTTATACATTTCATTTCCAACACGGATATTCATATCTTCCATTATTTTAATAACGTTAGCTATTACGCAATCTCTTGAAAGATCCTTTCTTTTAATAAAATTATTAATTACTCTAGAGTAATGATCGTAATTAAAATTTTTCATCTTGTTGAATTTAGCCTTCTTTGACTTCTCGGTCCAGTCTGAATGATAAATGTATTGTTTTCTACCTTTTAAATCATAACCGGTAGCCTGAATCTTTGAATTTTTAGACCCGTCTATTTTAACTAATGTCCACATAGGCGGTATTCTTAATTTTTTAATTCTTTCAAGATCTTCCTGAATTTTAGTACTGTATACAAAACCAGATTTAGTTTTATGTCTCGTTATGTACATTCTTAATAATTTAAGGATATTTTTAAATTAGAATGTATAATTACAATAAGTAATTAATAAATATAGAGTTATATAGGATAAAATATAACTTAACTAACTAAATGTCATCCTGGAATATCGCCCTGGTAGATTCGTCTGCTAGCATGACTTCAAATCAGAATTCTGTTAACAAAGGTATTATTGATCTTTTCAATGATCAACGTGATAATACAGATCGTTTTACATTTATAACATTTAACACGATAGTTAAAAATATAGCCGACGCAAATTTCAACGAAATTAATTGTGAAGACATTATTAATTCAATATTAAACGTAGGTTTAACTGCGCTATACGACGCAATCGGTCATGTATACAAAATGATTATCGCCGAAAATTTTAAAAATGTTTCTCTTACGATTATAACTGATGGTTATGAAAATTCAAGTAAAATACATACTTTAGTTTCTCTCAAAAACCTTAGGGAAACAATCGACGAGATGTGTAACTTGAATGTATCATTTATATGTGAAAACGAACACGACTTAAAAAACAATTCAGCGATTATTTCACATGCAAACGAATCACTCGAAATATCCGGCGATTACGTAGAGGCCTTTAGAAATATTTCTAGGTCAATGTCATACTCGAGACCCCCAAGTGTTAATCAAATTTATTCAATCGGAAATGAAAATGAAAATGAAAATGAAAATGAATCAATGTCTGAACCAATTGTTAAGAGGCAAAATTCTTACGCTGAAAAAAAAAGACCCCGTTTGTTCTTCTGAATTCATTAGCTGTAAAATGGTGTAAGTATTCCACGAATCTATTTAAATGTAGTCATCTTTATTATTATTGAGAAGTTTCGTTAATCTTTTGTCGTAGACATTTAAAATGCATAAATTAATTCCCGAAGGAATATGTTTATTCATTAAGGCACAGTTTGTCTTGAAATATTTTTAGACGTATACCTGTAAAAAATTAGTTCAAAGGGGTATAGCAATGAAAAATCCATTTTTATATACTAACATTTCCATCTCGCCTCGCAATTTGTACATGTCACAAAAGTAGTCATTGGTTCGTCGGCCGAGCGCGTCTGTAACTGATAATATACAGTCTTCATAGATTTACACTTACCACATTTAAACATTCCGTCGTCTGATACAACCTGTTTCACAACGATTCTTTCTAAATTTTTAGATTGTATAATATCCCAGAGAGTAGGGTTAAGTTCTTCCCTTGTTAGTTTGACAAGGGAATATGGGTCAATGCGACCATTTTTGATCTTTGAAATCATTTCATTAGCATTTGTCGTATAGGATATATTAGCCAATAGTCTTCTAGCATTTGACGCATAATACCTAATAAATTTTTTATCTGACCATTTTAATGGAGTTTCATTTTTCCTAGACATTTCAACAGCGTTATTAAATACGCCTTTTTCCATGTTTATAACTATGACATTGTCTTGAGCGATGCTTAGAAATTCTGCGCATTTCTGAACGAATATTTCGCGGCGATAAGACATGATTACACTAATGAATTCATTATGTATCTAATAATATTTATTTTATGTAAAAAAAGTTATAAATAAAATAAACTTTATTACGAAAATGGAATCTGAAAGTAAAGATTTGTCTTTAATTTTTTTAAGTTATAGTATACTGTTATATTAGCATTATTATTTACATTTGGAATGCCCGGAGCAGTGAATTATTATAAGTTTTTTAATAATGAATAAAAATATAATATTAATAATAAATGGCTAACGTTGAAGAAAACCCCAAAGAAATAGAATATGACGATAGCGATAATGAAAGCAGTTCGAGAGGAACGATATTACTTGGTATTTTGATATTATTACTGATGATGTTTGGTTTTTGGGCACTGTCCGAATTTAGTCAGGCAACTTATAAATATTCGTTTGGAAGTGTAGACCTCTCTTATAGCCCCGCTGCCGCGCTTATGAGTGCTTAAATTACATTTTTTAAATGTATTTAAAAATATTTAAGATATAAACGTTAAGAAATATGATAAGGCGACTGTTTATTGAAGAGGCTGAGATGTGTGCAATGAAATCGGATATGAATTTTAATCACGGTGCCGTTGTTATTTATCGTGGAAAAATTCTTTCATCTGGGTACAATTATTATCACGAACACAAATTTAATTCTAATTATAAAGAGTCTGTACACGCAGAAGTTAGCGCAATCAATAACGCACTTAAAAAAATTACTGCGGTCGAACTTAAAAAATGTGAACTTGTTATAATTAGAGTTAATCGACGGGGAGAACATCTAAATTCGAAGCCATGTTGTCACTGTGAAAAGTTTATAAATAGATTCAATCTCAAGAAGGTATTTCATTCTTAATTCTTAAAAAAGCATATATTCATCATGAGATAAAGACCCGATATAACCGACAAATTGGAAAGAGCTGGTTTGTATTTTAATGGAAAAGTATAAAAAATAAGGGTGGCAAGTACCGTAAATAAAATTAGGCCATATATCCCATATATAGCAATATCAGGTTTTTCATAAAAACTGCCGTATACAATAGCGAAAGATGAAATCAATTCAAATAATCCGGCTAAAAGAACAATAATTTGGCTAAACTCTGAAATACCTTCGGGTAATTTAGTCGCTAATCTGGAAGATTCAGATGCTCCAAAAGAAGAAACTTTAGATATACCGGAAAGAACAAACATCGTTACAAATAAAATGATAGAGAATAATACGCTATTCTTCATTTAATTTATATATAAAGTATATTTTAAATTAAGGATGATATTGTTTTTATTTACAAATTTACGTAAAAAAGATTTTATTCGATATAAATACAGGTATAACCTTGAAGATTGTGTACATGTTCATCATATAATTCCACTCCAGTGGAAGTCTAAAGCCAATATAAATGGATATGATGTTGATATGGGATACAATATGATGTTTATGCCTAATAAAATGGGAAAAACTAAACTTAACACAATCCGAAGAAATCACGAAGGTGGCCATGTGCAATATAATAAATATATAAATGAAAGACTGGAACACGAGTGTCCTTTTGAGATTAGACAATCAGTCAGACACTGCTTATCAAATGGCCTAGAAATACCTTGGAAATGAATGTAATTAAGCTTTCGCCCGGGATCGAACCGGGGTTAGTGGATTCAAAGTCCACGGTCATTACCTCTAGACCACGAAAGCTTGATTACATTGTAAAATTAATATACTCCTCCATTCGGGATCGAACCGAAGACATTGCGGTTAACAGCCGCACGCTCTAACCAACTGAGCTATGGAGGAATGTATTAATTAAAATACGTTATTTTTGTATTCCCTATGGAATTTTTTTAATCATATCATAAAGCATATTAGTAAGTGCCTTATCAATAATAAGGAGTTCTTTTAGTTTTTCTGGGTTTTCCATAATTTCTTTGATGTATAGTGTGTGATCTACAGCATCCATCGATAAATATATATATCTCATTTCTTTATATCAATTTCACTCATCTGGGACTTCGACCTCTTCTTCTTCCTCGTCTTCAGAGTCTACAATGGAATACCCTGATAGCTTATTGCTCTTGTAAATCTTTGCTTGTACAAGCTTGTATCCAACTCCAAACTGTGTCTTACCTACAAACCATACTCCAGTAGTCTGAATAAGGCATACTGCCTCGCATCCACGAGGAATAGCATCACTATTAATCTCACCGTTTTCATCTACGATTTTAACTTCCTTCTTGTTCTCATCATACAGCTTAAATAGAGGATCTCCCTTCTTAATATCAAACGGAAGCTTAACCTTAAGATTAGAAGGCCACTTTGGATCCTTTGGAAACTTCTCGGCAGACTTATAAAACTCGTTTACAAGTTCGCTGCTTAGCTTCTTACCGAACCACGTGTCACTCTGAGTAGGCATCGCCTTAGCCTTTTCGTCGATGGCGCGAATATTGTCAGTTAGCTTATGTAGTTGTTCGTTCTGGGTATCCGCATTAGCCATTGCCAAAGAAATGTGATACTTTACTGGCCCATTCTCGGGCTTTGAACTGTCGATACCAAAGGGAATACGTACACGGCAAGTCTGAAGGAAAAAGGGACCGGGCTGTTCGCCATTATTGTAATTTACAAGAACCCCCTGTCCACCTAGCTTATTCTGCCGCGGTGGCAAGAAAGTAACATTGTCCTTGTTGAATTCGTTAGAGAGTAGAATGTTGTTGCTGGCCATTGTGTATCTGTTGATAACTAAGTATAAATTTAACCTTTAAGTAGGTTAAAATTCTGTAAAAAAAATACACAATTATCTTAAATGTACGCCATTCTCATAATAATACTGGTTATTACATTGATAGAGATTTATAATATAATACCAGAAAGACAAAATGAAACAATTAGTGATAAACTAGATACAACTGAAGAAATAAATTTGAAATTAAATGAATATAGGGTTAAAGAGGGTACAAATGTATTTCATAGCCCTGGAAGAATATTAATTAAACAAAGTTATAATTTAATTTTAAAGTACAATGACGAGAATATATTAATGGAAAAAGACAAAAATTACAATATAAAAGATAATTTTGAAATAGAAATAATAAATATAGATAATAACGACATTGTTTACTATTATATAAGTTCATGAAAATAATTTCTTGTTCCGGTTTACATAAAATAACAGTCATAATTTTACATGGTTTTAATCAAGACATTTCTGAGATGGAATACATATCCAACTTAATCAATGAAGATTGTGATTTTATTAGGTGGGTTATTTTAGAAGGTAAGGGTATGAAATGGTACGACTATTACACCCAGAGAGATAATCACAATCGGCATGATAAAATAAACTATACTCAATTTACACATTCGTGCGATTATCTTAAAAAAACTATACACAACGAATTAAAATTGATACAGTCTAATAATTTATACTTGGTAGGAATTTCACAGGGTGGTACAATATGTATTAATACTACCATTAATCTAAACTGTCGTTTAGGTGGCACAATTTGTATAGATACTATATTTTTATCGGACTATATGTCTGATATTTCTTTTTTCCAACAGGAGTTCTTCGCATTAATTTCTACAAAAGACACGGTTTATAATCCTAATTTTCAAACCGTTTGCTACAATTTTCTTCGTTTTCTTGGAAATGAAATACATATTACTAAACGAGACGCTCAACACTGTAAAAATACAATAGAAATATGTAATTACATAAAAGATATTTTTACATAAAAATTACTTAAAAAATTATAATATATATATATTATACCATGACTTCCACTGATGACTACACGATGCATGATCGCGCCGATGATGACCCAGACATTATAGAACTTTTGGAAGAAGAACGTAAATGGAGAGTCATTTCCAATTTTAAGGAATTTATTTCAAAAGAACCTGAATTTATTGCCATCAAAAACCTGTCTTGTCAAGACATTTTGATCATAATCGAAACAACGAGATCAAATAAAAACGAAAAAGATTACCCAGATTGGCATATCCAATTTATCACGGATCTTATTAATGGAATAAGATATGGTCCGTTTGATACGAATTTTGTCAAGAATGTTTATGACAACATTTACAATGAGATGTACATTTAATCAAATAAGATTTCTCTAAGTCTATTGTTTGATTTATAAAATTTATCATATATTTTAGATTCGTTCAATATAGTTACAGTGCTTAGTGCACTTTTATCCGCAAGTTCAACTAAGGTAAAAAACTTTTCGTGTACATTTTTTGAAATATAATAAATCATACCGTATATTTGCTTATCTTTTAAAGGCTCTTTTAAGAAGTCTTTCATGTTACGTTTAATTACTCTAATTTTATCTTGGACTTTTTGAGGAATTTCTATGTCACTTTTAGTACCAATTGGTACAGATATATACTTTTCAAACCCTGTTCCTTTGAAGAGGTCTTTTAATCTAAAATTGTGCGCGTAAATGTCGCCGATAAATGTATCTGTAACGCTTGATATACGCTGAATGGATACATTTAAATTATTATACACCATCGGGTAGTAAATTGCCCAGGCTAGAAGTGCTTTTCTTTCTTTTCCGATCATTGTTTTATTTAAAATTAATACATTATACCACAATGAAATTATTTCTTTTTCTACTCTTTCGAATGAAATAGGGTTATAATATGGTCTTATTTTATCTAAAATTTCTGTGAGATTTCTTATTCCGTTAGCTATCCTCTGTTCTTCGGCGTCTAATGAAACCCAAGTGTTAATCTTTGAAAGGTCTCTCGAGACCGGTTTTCCATCTTTTATTATACTCACTACTACTAAACCAGGTTCTAAAAAGGTGCCGGACCCAAAGTTTATATCCTGTTTGAATGTTTTAAAAGGATTTAAACTAATACTTGATTTTGCTGTACCACATTCATTACATATCATCTCATGATTTGAAAATATGATATTACTTGATTCACATATGTCACATATATCAGGTAATGCATTGGGTACCATTGGTACTACAACAGGTTCTGAAATTAATCCTTGTTTTTTTAGACACTCTATTAAATGGTTTTTTTGATCTTGTATACTTTTATCAGATATACTCTTTTGCAATAACAACGCTGTCAGCTGTTTTGACATACTTAATTATAATTAATTATTTTATTTTGTAATTATAATTACGATGCAATTAATTTATGAGGCCGTCGTAGTTGGTATAGCGTTTGTAATATTCGGTAATATTGCAGCATTTCTAGTGGGTCCATTTTTCAAAGTGGATCTACCAGAAGAATGTAAAGATTGGAATAAGTTTTATGCAATGGAAATTACGCTTTTTGTAGCCGGTGTCCTTGGTCACCTTGTATTTGAATTCTCGGGTGCTAATAAATGGTATTGTAAAAATGGATTTGCCTGTAAAAGGTAAAAAAAATAGATGAATTTAACAACAAAGAGCCCACGCGGGGGATCGAACCCCGAACCTCAAGATTAGAAGTCTTGCGCGCTATCCAATTGCGCCACGTGGGCTCTTTGGTGTTTTAAATGGTAAAATTGTTTGGTACAGTGTTTATAAACTGCGGTGCGTAAAATTTGACTATTTCTATATCTGAATAGGGCGTTTTAATCTGAATAAAATTGATATATTTATTGGCATACACTAAAGCTTTTTTATGGCCTAATCTAGGTTCATTTAATTTGTAGTACATAAATAATATATAATTTAATTTTCTTCCTCTATAGGCTTTACAAATTTTTTTAATAATTAGGCGCTCTTTGGATTGCGGACGGCGCGCTTCTTTGGGGGCGCCTTTGGGGGTTCCTCCTTTGGGTCTTCGGATACTACACCTGCATCTGGAACAACAGCGACAGGAGAAGGCTTCTTAAAAACTACCTTTGGAGTTTCGGTCTTAACAGCTTCCTCTGCGACCCCAAGAGCCTTCTTGTCCTTCTCGGACATTGGGAAATGAGGCTTAAGATAACGCTGAATGTTGAAGAATGTAACAGGCTGATCTGGATCTCGGAGTAGAGCCTTGAGGGCTAGACCCTCAGGTGTCTCAGTTAGGAGCATAAAACGACGATTCTTGGGATCCTGTAGTTCATGCTTCTTAATGTAATCGTTAATACCCTGGGTAACTTCACGACGCGAATGCTCAGTATCGGGTTCAAATCCAAGAAACTTACACAATTCATTAGAAATAGCAACGGGCTTATGAAGAGCCGACGTGCGCGGAGGGGCATCTGGGTCAACTTCCTGAGGTGGGCGACGAGTACGCTTACCCTTATTTACCTCCTTCTGTAGAACCTTCATTCGGGCACTGAGACTCTTAGTTGTCTCCATTAGAGACGAGAAATCCTTGATTAGAAATTCGAACTTATCGTGTGTTGTCATTGGGGCAACGGTTTCCTGCGAATCAGACATTTTATTATAACTATTTATGTATTTTTTCTTTAAGTAGTTTTAGCCCGTGCGTTTAAAAAAAAATTAACTCAAAGAAATGATATATATACATTTATACAATTATACATTTATACATTTAATTATGGATACTACTATATCATGTGTCGCCGACTTTATTAAGCGGTATAAATCCATGGCTAATATCACGTTTACACTAGGGAAATACACGGATAAATTTGGTTTTGAAAAGCATCTTTTTCAAAAAGACAACTATCTTTGTATTCTAAACCTGTTAAATTCAAATGATCATTGGGAAGACCGGACAGAATTAACTAGCACGATAAATAACAAAATTCCTTATAAAATCATGGACACAATTATTTATAAGATTGAGAATAGTCCATATGATCTAATAATCGCAGCCGAGAGCAAAAAAATTCAAGAAATTTACGTTTCAGACGAATATATCAAAAAAGAAACATCATTCGTAAGAAAATGTCACACATTTAGAGTATCATGTGAAAACAGTGTACAACTCGGAGACATTTTCAATTTTAATCTTGTTTTTTCTAAAAGTGAAAATACAGATACATACAATTCTCATTCTAGTCTACTTAAAATATTAGACATCATCAAGTCGGTAGACGAATGTAAAACTAATGATTATTTATTTAAAAAATTGTAAAAAAATAATTAACTTAAATAAAACGTTTATATATAACATAAGATGACTACTATTAACTTTCATAGCTTTAATGCGGAAAATAAATATATCACACGTGAAGACATTACTAGAATTACAGGTTATAATCCTATTAATGTTTTAACTTATCAAAAGGCGTTTATTCATAAAAGTGTACTTAGATTCTTAAACGATACTGAATTAAAGAATTCTTACGAAAGATATGAATTCCTTGGAGATTCAGTATTAAATCTTATAATAGCAGATTTTATATTCCGTAAATATCCGAATGAAGAAGAAGGATTTATGACTAAAGTTAAGACTAAATTAGTTAATGGTAAAACTCTCGCCTTTTTCACAAAACAATTAAAATTAGATCAATTTTTAGTTATCAGTCAAAATGTAGAAAAAATAAATGGAAGAAAGAATGACCGTATATTGGAAGACATTTTCGAAGCATTTCTATGCTCTATACATTTAGATTTAGGATATAAATATGTAGAACATTTTGTACTATGTAATGTACTTAAATTTATAAATTTTGATGAAATCCGTGAAGACAATAATTACAAAGACATTCTATTAAGAAAATGTCAAAAGATGTTTCAAATTAATCCCGAATATGAATTGATCTCTACAACCGGACCCGGGCATAAGAAAACGTTTACAAGTATTGTTATAATAGAAGGAAAAAGATATTGTACTGGTGTTGGATGTACTAAAAAAGATTCCGAACAGATAGCCTCAAAAAACACACTTGAAGTATTTTAGGCGGCGCCCGTGCTACCAAACCCGCCTGTACCTCTTGAGGTATCAATATTTACGTTCGAAATTTGAAACTTGGGCAAAATTCCGTCGAATGCTATAATTTGAAAATAACAGCAACCTTCTTGTAGAAGCACATCAACTGCTCCAATGTTATCTATTACTACCATAACGTCTCCGCGATAGTTTTTATCAATAATCCCAATCGAATTTGATAGACGAATTGTTGTTTTTGAAATGGAACTTCTTGGTACGAGCATATATCCTTTATTCTGTTCTCCTTTAAATTTAAGATTAATTTTATGAGACTTAGAATTCTTAGGTATAAATTCTGAACTCTGCATCGGAATATCAAGACCGACGTCTTCATTTCGTTTTGCTTTATCGTAAGTGGGGTGATTTTTCCAAAAATAGTCGTTTTCAGGGTCAATGGTGATAAAGAGCGTCATACTTATAAATGAAAATATGGTATCTTTTTAAATCTATTTAAGAACATATGCTAGTATACATCTATAAGCATGTCAGTTTTTATCTCTAATTCTCGGGTTATCAATTTAACGCAAAAAATTTCTTATATTGGAAGTGCGGGTTTTGTGAGGCTCGTTGATGTAATGCCCCGTGTAATTCCAGAAGGTTGCAAAGCTTTGATGTGTGATCATGCTGTTGTTCAGGCAGCAAGAGTATCGTTGAATGAAGGCATTAAGACTGGAGAGAAAGACATTAAACTTATTGATTTTCTTATTCGTCATAAACACACCAGTCCTTTCGAAATGGTAAAGTTTAAATTTCACGTAAAGGTGCCGATATTCGTACAAAGACAATGGATTCGTCATAGGATGGCAAATGTTAATGAAATTTCCGGAAGGTATTCGGTTATTAAACCTGAATTTTATTATCCAAAGGCAATTCATGACCAGGGTAAAATGAATAAACAAATGTCTGGTAACATAATCGAATGTAAAAATACAAACGAAATGTTTCACGATTATATGAGTAATTCTTTGAAACAATATAATACCTATAAACTTCTTGTACAAAGTGGTGTATCTCGCGAAACCGCGAGAATTGGTCTTCCTCAGAATATGTACACAGAGTTTTATTGGAGTATTGATCTTCATAATCTTCTTAATTTTATTCGTCTTAGATCTGCTTATAACGCACAATCTGAGATTAAAGAATACTCCGATGCTATGAAAGATCTAATTGAAAGTCTCGTCCCAAACACTATTAAGTCTTACGATAAGTACAATACTATCTGAATATGAGAAATTTATTGATTATCCTATTAAAAAAAATCCAAAAAGGATTAATAGGTTGTTTCCCTTCAAATTCTTCCATAAGGATATTAGCAAAATTGTGTTGCTTTGTTAAAGTTTCTAAACGGCCATCTATTACATTTGTCAAACTGTGGCGCGGATTATAAT